GCTAGAGCGTTTAAGAAGCGCATCTTTCATATTATTGTTCATGCAATGAAAGAAGCGATTGTAAATGACAAAACAACTTTAGCTAATAAATTAAGAGAACAAGGTCATAAAGATATGGCTTTAATTTTGGAGAGATTATAAATGGCAATATCACAAGCAATGTGTACCAGCTTTAAAAAAGAACTGTTAGAAGGTGTACACAATTTTAAAAACTCAGGTGGCAGCACCTTTCAAATTGCTTTGTATACATCTAGTGCAAGTCTTGGAGCTTCTACTAGTTCATACACTACAAGCAATGAAGTTTCTGGAAGTGGATATACAGCAAAAGGAAATACACTCACTAGAGTTGATCCAACAACAAGCGGAACTACTGCCTTCACGGATTTTGCAGATACTTCTTGGTCAACAGCCACTATAACCGCAAGAGGAGCTCTAATTTTTAATGATAGTGCTTCTGGTGATCCAGCAGTAGCTGTTTTAGATTTTGGTGGAGATAAGACTTCGACAGCTGGTACATTTTCAATTTCTATGCCCACAGCCGATTCCTCAAACGGAATTATCAGGATAGCTTAACAAAATGGCTGATACCAAAGTTGCATATCAAGGCTGGAACTCATCTAATATATATTTTGGAGAGTTAACTTATGGTGATGCTGAACAAGCAATCACTGGCCTTACTTCAGCTTTAGGATCAGTAACAATCAGTGCAGGAGCAAGTGTTTCTGTAACGGGATTAGCTGGCACAACTTCATTAGGTAGTGTTAGCGTTTCAGCAAATGCCGATGTATCAGCAACAGGTAATGTTGGCACAGGCGGATTAGGAAGTATTACAGCTACAGGTACAGCTCTTGTATCTCCTACTGGTAATGTTGGTACAAGTGCTTTAGGTAGCGTAACTATTTCTGCTGATGCAAATACCAGTGTAACTGGTAATGCATCAAGTGGAAGCATTGGATCTGTAACAGCAATAGGAGGAGCCATTATTTCTCCTACTGGAATCAGCATTACTGGTTCATTAGGATCAGTTGTAATATCAACTGCAAGTACCATTTCAGTAACAGGTGTTTCATCTACTGGCTCGCTTGGTAGTGTCACAACAACTGGAAACTCATCAATTACATTAGAAGGTTTAGCAATGACAGGCTCCATTGGTAAACCTCTTATATGGGGTAAAGAATCAGATGCTTCAACTTCTTGGAGTGAATCTTCTGAAGCGTCAACAACCTGGACCAAACAAGATAGCGTATCAACAACTTATAGCGAACAAGGAGAGGCTGATACTACATGGACAGAACAATATGCTGCATCGACAACATGGAAAGAAGCAGCTTAATAGAGGAATAGAATATGCCATCAAGTTATAACAATGATCTTAGAATTGAAGAACAAGCTACTGGTGAGAATAGTGGTGACTGGGGAACTAAACTCTCAGCCAGCATAAATCAAATTTCGAGCGCTCTTAGCTATGGCTCAGAAGCCATAGCGGATGCTTCAACACATACTATCACAATGGCTGATGGAACTGCCGATGAAGCCAGAAGTCTGTATTTAAAATGCACAGGAGGAGGTCAAGCTTGTACTGTTACTCTAGCTCCAAATACTGTTAGTAAAGTTTGGGTTATTGAAAATGCAACAAGTTACACGCTTACTTTTAGTCAAGGATCAGGAGCTAATGTCGCTGTTTTGGCAGGTCAGGTAAAAGTAATAGCAACGGATGGAGGTGGCTCTGGAGCGGTTGTTTATGATGCACTTCAAGATTTAGCTGTTCCAGATTTATTTGTAGACGATGATTTAAAACTACAATCAGATTCAGCAGTATTATCATTTGGTGCTGATGGCGATACCACATTAACTCATACAGATGGAACTGGTCTAACTTTAAACTCTACTAATAAAATTTGTTTTAATGATGCTAGTCAATTTATACAAGGATCTTCTGCAACAGTTTTATCATTAGGAGCAACTGACGAAATAGATTTAACTGCAACAGCAGTTGACCTTAATGGAACACTAGATGTTTCTGGAACGACAACACTAGGCGATACTTTAACTGTTAATGCAGGAGCAGTTTTTAATGAAGCATCAGCCGATGTAGATTTTAGAATTGAAAGTAATGGTGATGCTAATTGTTTCTTTGTTAATGGTGGTACTGATGATGTTGGTATAGGTGAAGATACACCATTGGCTAAACTCCATGTTAAAAGTGGTGAAAGCTCAATCCCTACTCTAAATGCTTCAGCAAATACTTTATGTTTAGAAGGTAGCACTAATGCAGGGCTAACTATAGCTTCTGCTAATAATGCCAACTCAATGATTGCATTTGGAGATCAGAATGATGCAGATGCAGGTATTATCAACTACGATCATAATGCAAGCACGCTTACATTTACTGTTAATGCAGCAGAAAGGATGCGTGTCACTTCTGCTGGAGATGTTGGAATAGGATGCACTCCCTCTGTTACTGATTGGGGCAGTGCCGCTAGAGTTTTACAAATTGCTGGAACTCAACCTTTATTTTCTTTAAAGGAAACTGATGTTACAGATAAAGAATTTCAATTTGCTAGTAGTGGAGGAGCAATTTATTTTTATGATTCTGATGCATCTGCTACTAGGATGCTTATTAACACTAATGGAGTAATTGATGGTGATTTTAATGATACTTCTGATATAGCTCTTAAAGAAAATATAAAAGAGCTACCTTCTAGTTTAGATGTCGTTAATAAATTAAATCCAGTTTCTTTTGATTGGAAAGAAGATCAAAGGCCATCAAAAGGTTTTATTGCACAAGAGGTAGAAGCAGTTGATTCAACTTTGGCAGGTGGTGAAGAAGGATCAAAATCAATTAAGACTTCTGGAATAGTTGCTGTTTTAACTAAGGCTGTTCAAGAGTTAGCCGAAGAAGTAGAAAGTTTAAAAAATAATAAATGTAAATGTGAGGAGTAGATAGTGGCTATAAATTATACATGGGATGTTTCAAGAGTTGATGTTTACCCTACTAAGGAAGGAAAAGATGATGTAGTGCATAACATACATTGGAGAATAATAGGAGCAGACGATTCGAATAATGATTCTGATGGCAATGCACAAAGATCTTCAGTTTATGGAACTCAAGTAATAGATACTTCAGACTTATCAAATTTTACAGCTTTTGCAGATCTTAATTCTACAATCGTTCAGGGATGGGTAGAGGATGCTTTAGGAGAGTCTACAGTTAATGAGTTAAAGCAGACAATAGATAATGAAATATCAGAAAAGGTAAATCCAACTTCAGAAACTAAAACAATAGGAGAATAATAATGGCTAACAAAGAAAGCATAGTTAATATTAACGGAACTGAATATCAAGAATCACAATTCAACGATGAACAAAAATATTTACTCGCTCAAGTAAGAGATTTAGAAGTGCAGCTTAACGCATTAAAGATGCAATCAGATCAAAGACAAGCTGCATATAACTTATTTACCGATCAACTTATTGCATCAGTCAATACTGATGCAAAATCTAAAATAGAGGTAGTCAAATAAAAATGGAAAATGAAACAGAAATTGCTTTAGACATTATTAGTGTCTCAACAGCATTTGGTGCGTTATTGGGAGTACTCCCACCATTAGCCGCTTTATTTACAATTCTTTGGACTGGTATTCGTATTTGGGAGACAGAAACAATTAAGGGAATAACTGGTAGATGAACATATTTGGAAGTGTTGTTAATGCGGTCTCAAGTGTTGGTAAACAATATTTAGAAAATAAAGCACAAAAAAATAAACTTACATCAGATTTACAAAAAGCTAAAGTAGATGCTCAAATAAGGCGTTTAGAAAATGAACAAAACATAGAAGCAGACTACGACTTAGAAGCTTTAAGACAAACTCAATATTCTTGGAAAGATGAAGTTGCTTTAATTGTTATTTTATTACCTTTCATTGGTTCTTTTTTACCTCAAACACAAGAATATGTTGCCATTGGATGGCAACATCTTCAGCAACACGCTCCTGATTGGTACACCTATGCTTTCTTAGGAGCTATTGGTGCTTCAATGGGCATTAGATGGGCAGTAACATCATTTGGAAAAAATAAATGAGTAACCTAAAAGATTTTGAAGATTTAACAAAAATGTTAATGAGACATGAAGGTGTTGAATCTCATGTTTATCAATGTTCAGCAGGAAAAGAAACAATAGGTGTTGGTAGAAATATTAGCTCTAATGGCGGTATTGGTTTATCTGAAGATGAGATTGTTTTTTTATTAGTCAATGACATCAGTAGATGTAAGGAAGAATTAAAAAATAATTTTGATTGGTTTGAAGATCTAAATACAGCGAGACAACATGCAATGATAGATATTGTTTTTAATTTAGGCATAACTCGTTTATTGAAATTTAAAAAAGCTTTAGCTTTTATGGTAGAACAAGATTACTTCAATGCTTCAGAAGAGTTTTTAGATTCTCGATGGGCTACACAAGTTGGTCATCGAGCAGAAGAATTAGCTGAGATGATCCACACTGGAGAGTATATATCATGCCACTAGTACCATTAACAATTCCACCTGGCGTTTCTAAACAAGGAACCGATTACCAAAATGCCAATCGTTGGAACTCATCTAGTTTAGTTAGGTGGGCAGAAAATACTATGAGGCCAGTCGGTGGATGGAGAGAAAGAACATCGGCAATGACTGGCATTTGTAGAAAAATTTTAACTTGGATTGATAACAGTGGTGTTAGACAAACAGCAGCAGGAACACAAAGTAAGTTATATGCTGTAACTCAAGCTAATACGCTTGCTGATATTACGCCAAGCTCTTTTACTTCTGGTGCAGCAGATAGTGTTACAAATTTAGGCTTTGGTGGTCTTACCTGGGGATTGTCATATTATGGGGTAGAGCGCCCAGACACAGGCACATATACTCCAGTTACAACTTGGAGTTTAGACACTTGGGGACAATATTTACTTGGTTGTTCAACTGCTGATGGTAAAATTTATCAGTGGCAACTAGACAGTAGCACTCCAACAGTAGCAGCAGTCGTTACCAATGCTCCAACTTCTTGTCAGGCAGTTTTTATTTCAGAAGAAAGATTTGTCTTTGCTCTTGGTCCAGGTGGAATAAAAAATAAATTACAATGGTCAGATCAAGAGGCAGAAACCACATGGACACCTGCGGCAGCTAACCAATCTGGAAGTTTTATTTTATCAACACCAGGCAGTTTACTATCAGGACATCGTTTAAGAGGTGAGTCATTATTTTTAACTGATGTTGATGCTCATGTTGGTAGATATATCGGGCCTCCTTTAGTTTATGGATTTCAATCAGTAGGAAATGGTTGTGGTGCAATTTCAGCTAATAGTTGTGCAGTTGCAAATGGAAGCGCCTATTGGATGGGCTTAAAAGGTTTCTATTTTTATAATGGTCGAGTACAAGATATTGCTTGTGAAGTTTCTGATTATGTCTTTAATGATATGAATCAAGGTCAAAGATCAAAAACCTATGCTTTTTACAACCAACACTTTGATGAAGTTTGGTGGTTTTATCCGTCTGCAAACTCAACTGAAAATGACAGGTATGTCAGTCTTAATATTAAAGAAGGGCATTGGTCTATTGGTGAATTGGCAAGAACAGCGGCACATGGCATTGGTGCTTTCATTTTTCCAAACATGGTCGGTACTGATTCTAAAGTTTATGAACATGAAGTTGGTATAATTCCAAATGATAGTTACCCTGTTTTTGCTGAATCTGGCCCGTTACAGATCGGAAATGGTGACAGATTAATGTCCGTTGATGAATTAATCCCCGATGAGAAAACACAAGGGGATGTGACAGCAACCTTTAAAACCAAATTATACCCTAATGGAGATGAAACCAGTCATGGACCATATTCGTTAGCCAATCCTACTTCAGTTAGATTACAAGGTAGGCAAGTAGAAGTAAGGATAGATCAAAGTAAGGATACTGATTGGAGAGTAGGTGT